CCGCCAGGCTCTCTCTCTGTGAGAATGATTCTCAGTGAGCGACATCCTCATCCTCGTTCGCCAAGACATCCTCGCCATGATCGAACGAGGCGACTTCAATTGAAGGGCTCGACGCTGCCGCGGCTCTACACGCCACCGCTGCTCGGCCGGCGGGAGGACGCCGGCATCCGACCAGGGTGCTCCTGCCGCTGCGGCTTGTCGCCTGCGACATCCCGTGGTTTCGAGGTCATTCGCTGGGCGCAGCGCATCGGGATCAAGTTGCACCCCTGGCAGCGCTGGCTGCTGGTCCACGCGCTGGAGCTGGACGAGACCTGCACGCGCTATCGCTTCCGTACCGTGCTCGTGCTGGTGGCGCGCCAGAACGGCAAGACGCTGCTGAAGATGGTGCTCACGCTGTGGCGACTGTATGAGTGTGACGATCGTCTGATCGTTGGCACGGCGCAGGACCGCGCGCAGGCCAAAGAGGTCATGAATCAGGGGCTGGTGCCGCTGATGCTGGACAATCCGGTGCTCCGGGAGCGATTCGATCCCAGTGCCGGCGATCCGGCGGATCGGGTCGGGATCTGGCACAAGACGCTGGGCGAAGAGCATTTCCGGCTCGATTCGGAGTTCGGTCCTCGCTATCTGATCAAGGCGCTCAACCGTGGCGCCGGCCGTGGTCTATGGGATGTGCGCGAGATCAATATCGATGAGCTGCGCGAGCAGACTGATTTCGCTGGTTGGTCCGCGATCTCCAAGGTCGCCATGGCGGCAGGACCATGGGCGCAGATCTGGTGTACGTCGAATGCCGGAGACCGGACTTCGCTGCTGCTGAACCATCTGCGGGGCATCAGTCTCGGCGGCGGCGATCCGTCGCTGTTCCACGCCGAATGGTCGGCCACCGAGGAGGCCGGCTACGAGCTGGATTCACCCGAGTGGGCGCAGGCGAATCCTTCGCTCGGCTATCCGGGTGGGCCGACGATCGAGGCGATCCGTTCGTCGTTCCGCACCGATCCGCCCGCGGTGTTCCGCACTGAGGTCCTGTGCCAGTTCGTGGACGCCATGAACGCGGCGGTTGACATGCCGGCCTGGCAGGCGGGCGAGGACCCGTCTGTGCCGCTGAGCGAGCGGCCGGTGTTCTGCGTCGAGGCGTCTCCCGATAGCTGCATGCACGTCACCGCGGTGGCCGCCTCGCGCCTGACCGATGGCCGGCTGCGGGTGGCGAGGGTCGGTGCCTGGCATGACACGATGGCAGCTCGGGCCGAGATTTGGGATCTCGTGGATCGTCTGCGGCCGAGCGTGATCGGTTGGTTCCCGACCGGACCCGGTGCTGTGCTGTCCGCCACCATGCGCAAGCTGCGACCGACTCCGGTCGCGATCAAGGGTGCGGCGGTGGCCGAGGCGTGCATGACGTTGGCCGATCAGGTCCGCCACCGGCGCATTCTCCAGCCGGGCGATCCGCTACTGGACGAACACATCGCCCGCACCAACCGCATCGGCTCGAAATCCTCGTGGATCTTCGACCGCGCCAGCATCGAACCTATCGACGGTGCTTTCGCGGTGGCCGGCGCGGTGCATTTGGCGCTGAACGCGAAGCCGCGCCGGGCGCGTCGGCGGATCATCGTGGCGCCTGAGGGGAATGCCGCCTAGACCTACCTAGATCCAGCTAGGTTCTAGGTCTATGAAGCGTTTTATCGCCATCGCGCTGGTCGTCGTTGTTGCTCTGTTCGCGGGTCCGTCACCCATCAGCGAGGCGACATCAGCCGTCCCCCAAGCTCCGACGACCGTCAATCACACGGTGCCACAGAGCCAGTCGCACGACATCTGTATCTGGTGGCGTAACGCCCTCGGCTATGGCGGCTCTTTCCTCGGCGAATGGCGCACCATCCATTTCGGGACCGACCACATCACCCAGTGCGGGCTTCGGCATTCCATCACTGGTCAGTGGTACTGCTTCCAATGGTTGTGGGAGTACAACCTGATCCAGTTCTACGCGCCCGACAACTCCTATCCGGTTTGCTGGATCTGACGATGCGCGTTCCCATGAGACGTTTCATCGCAGTGATCGCATGCCTGCTGGTAGTCGCGGGCTGTTCCGTTGTCGGGGCGGTACCGCCGCCCGCCGCCCGTGACGATTGGGATGCGGCCCGAATCGCAGCCGGTGTGACGACGGGACCACGCCCAATCTGATTCGGGCGTCTACGCTACGGCCATGCGGTGGCCGTGGAGTGCGCATGTAAATGAGCCTGAGCGCAATCCGTTCACGGCTTACTGGGGCGGATCCATTCCCGACATGCCGCGGCAGCGCTTCCAAGCGGATGGGCTCCAGGCGGATGATGCTCTGCTGGAGATATTGGCGGGGCTGTCCAGTGCTCGGGTCTCACGTCGGGACGCCCTGTCGGTGCCGGCCGTGCTCAAGGCTCGCAACATGATCGCCGGCATCGCCGGACGGTTCCCGATCCACTGCTACGACAAGGATTTCAACATCGATGAGCGCAATTGGATCGGCTACGACATGCAGCCACAGATCCCCGATTGCTTCGTCTATGCGGCCACGATCGAGGATCTGCTGTTTGAGTCCAAGAGCTACTGGCGGGTGGACCGGATGTCGGGTGAGGGCTTTCCAGTTGAGGGACACCACGTCAACATCCGGGCCGTCTCTCAGCACGCGATCCTGGGCATGCCGTCTGAGATTGTGTCCGAGGATCTCCAGTTCTCACCGCGTGATCCGATCTTCATAGACGGCCTGCCGATGGCGCCGTTTGAGGTCATTCGCTTTGTCTCCCCGAATCCGCCGCTGCTCGTCCATGCCGCGCGGGCGATTCGTACCGTCCTGCTGCTCGACAAGGCGGCTGAGTTGATGGCGGGCGAGCCGGTGCCGCTCGGTTATTTCACCGATCGCGAGGATGCCGATCCGCTGGAGGACACCGAGGTCACCGAATTGCTCAACGATTGGGCGGCGGCGCGCAGAACGCACTCCTGGGGCTATGTGCCATGGTCGCTGGATCTGAACACCTTGCAATGGACGCCCGAACAGCTCCAGCTCGCGCAGGCTCGCCAGCATGCCGTGCTGGAGATCGCTCGGGCGGTCGGTCTTGATCCTATGGATATGGGTGTGGACACCACGTCATCGCACACCTACCAGAACGTTGAACAACGGCGCTTCGACCTGGTCGATCTCGTGCATTCGCCATACCTGGCCGCGATCGAGCAACGGCTGTCCAAGAATGATGTCCTGCCGCGGGGCATTCGCGCGGAGTTCGATGTCTCGGCGTTCCTGCGGGCCGATACCAAGACCCGCTTTGAGGCCTACAGGATCGGTATTAAGGCTGGCGCCGTCACCGTGGCCGAGGTCCGTCGGGCGGAACATCGGCCGCCGCTGTCCGACGACGAAAAAGCCGAGCGCAAGCCGGCGGTGCCTCCGGTGGCAACGACGGTTGTAAACGCGCACGGGACAGCGGCGCCATCCCCCAATGGCAATGGCAAGGAGCCGGTCGAGGTCGCCTGAACCATGCCGTGGAGTATCAGACGAGATGACCGTTGCCCGGTATCGAGGCCCTATGGCGTCGTCAAGGACGCTGACAACGAACTGGAGGGTTGTCACGCGACCAAGGAGAAGGCCAGGGCTCAGCAAGCGGCGCTGTATGCTTCCGAGCGGAGTGGATCGATGAGCGCAGACGACGACGGCAGCGGTGATGTCCTGCACTTCGAGTTCCCTGCTGTTGACGTTCATTTCGAGATCGATCGGCCGCGGCGGCGCATCTCCGGGATGGTCGTGCCATGGAACAAGGTGGCAAGCTCGGGCGGCTATCAATGGCGCTTCGAGCGTGGTTCGATAGGGCTGCCGGTAAGGCTCGATCGGATCAAGTTGCTGCGCGACCACGACATGCACAAGCCGGTCGGCAAGGCGCTCGGGTTCGATGACCGCGAGGATGGGCTTTGGGGCGAGTTCTACGTCATGCAAGGCCCGACTGGCGACGAGGTTTTGGCAGGGGCGGCTGATGGCATTCTCGACGGATTCTCGGTCGGACCATCCATCGATCCCGATGCCTGGGAGTATGACTCGGCCCGTGTGCGGCGCGTGTTCGCCAAAGTGCCGCTGGTCGAGACGACGATTACCGCATATCCCAGCTTCGATGACGCTAGAGTCGCGTCCGTACTGGCCGAGCGATCGGGAGCAAAGATGGCCGACGAGAAAGATAAGGGCGGCGCCCAAGGCAATGGCAAGGGCCAAGGCGATGGCAAGGCCACCGTCCTTGATTCGCCGGATGCCGCCAGGGAGCGCTTCGAGGAGGAGCTGAATAAGCGCTTCGAAGTGGTCACCGACAAGCTGACCGAATCCTTCGAGACGGTCACCAAGAAGCTCACCGAGTCGCACGAAAAGATCGTCTCTGACGCCTTCGCTGCCAGCTATGCGCGGTTGGAGGGCGCCAACGCCATGGTCGAGCAGGAGTTCTCCCGCGCTCGGCTCAAGGTGGTTTCCGAGCCGCCCGTATACCGCTTCGATGGTGATCCCCACAACCATTCGATGGTGAGAGATTTCTGGCGGGCCAACCAGGAGCGCGACTTCGATGCCGTCGAGCGCCTGCGCAAGTTCCAAGAGCAGCAGCGAGACATGGTGAAGTTGCTCCAGCGGATGCCGCCCGGCGCCCGCGAGATGTTCGCCGTTACCACGTCCAACGCATCACAGGTCATCCCTCCCGGCTATCGGCCCGATCTGTTCGTCAATGAGTTGCGCCGAGGTCGGCCTCTGGTGGCACTGGGATCCCGCGGCACGATCACCGATGCGACGCCGTTCACGGTGCCCCGTTTCGTGTCGTCCACGGGTGCGACGGCTGATCACGTCGAGGGCACCAACCCCACCGGCGCCACGATGGTGCTCGATTCGGTCACGGTGTCACCGGGTGCGGTCTCGGGTTCGTTCCAGCTCACGCGAGAGATCGTGGACGCCGCGAACCCTGCCATCGACGCCATCGCGCTGGGGACAATGCGGGAGTCCTACAACCGTCAGACCGAGGGCAAGGCCTACACGGCGCTCAAGGATCAGGCGACGGGTTCGCTGGTGATCTCCGCGACTAACGCGCAGCTCACCACGTTTACGGACACCACTCTGGCCGAGTCGCTGCGCCAGCTCCTCGCCACCTATCCGTTCGTGCGCTTCGCCTCGCCGGACGGTGCGGTCATGAACCAGACGGCGACCGTCTACATGGCCCGGGTGAAGGACACGACCAACCATCCGCTTTTCCCGAGCGTGGGGGCGACCAACGCATCCGGTGTCGGCAACGCCATCGATCAGGCGTGGAACGTGGATGGCCTGGCGTTCGTGCCGGCCTGGGCGATCCTCGACGCGGTAGGCGACGACGTGGTGATGATCGTCAACAGTCCGGACTTCTGGGTGTGGGAGTCGCCACTGCTGACCTTCCGGTTCGATGAAAAGGTCGGTCCGGCGCTGATCGAGCTGGCGCTGTTCGCCTACTTCGCCAGCAAGGTCCTCCGGCCTTCGGGCATCGCTGCGATCAACCGGTCGTCCTGATCATGGCCGAGCAGAAATCTCCTGGAGCGGGAGCGGCGAAGGGTGCCTCCAGGACGGCGGAGGCACCCTTCGCCAAGAAAGCGGCACCGCGCCGGCGCAAGATCGAGGCCGGTGGTCACACCATCTATGCCGATGTCGAGCCTGCGAGCGCTCCCCCGATCGAGACGTGCAACATCTGCGGTCAGGTACTGGTCGACCACGAGTGCCCGGACCACGGCGGCGATAGGGCGGCCGGCTGGGGCGTGCCGGCAGCCGAGCTGACGCCGCGCGAGGCGGAGGCCAAGGCTAAGGCGAAAGAGGGCTGAGCAATGGCGTTGCTTGCCATCCAGGACGCGAGTGCCGGCCTGGCTCCCACCTTCACTGCGTCAGCCGCCACCGACACGGTTGACACGAGCGACTGTGGCCGTGGCGCTGGCTGGGATCTCGGCGTGGTCGTCGTAGTCAAGAATGCCGACGCGGCCTCCCACAAGGTCACCTTCGACGTGCTGGCGCTGCTCGCCGTAGCTGCGGGCGCGACCGCCGTCTTTCCGATCAGGCGCAAGCATTTCGGTGCGGTGTGCAGCATCGTCTCGTCCGCGGTCACATCACAGACCGTGGCCGCAGTCCGGATGTCGAAATGAGGGATGACGAATGGCAGTCCTAGTAATCCAAGACGCACCGGCTTCCGGGTTGGCGAACATAAACTTCGTCGCCGCCACGGCGGGAGGTGACGTGGCGCCAACCGGCGTGGGCGTGGCGCTGGTCGTCAAGAACGCCGACGCGTCCACCAAGACGGTCACCATCGTCACGCCGGGCACGGTCAGCGGTCTCGCCATCGCGGACGTCTCACAGATCGTGCCGGCGACCACCGGCATCGCGGTCTTTCCGCTCATCGGCCGGGTGGTCGGTTCGCTGGCACAGATCAGCTATTCCGCGGTGACCAGCGTCACGGTGGGCCTGGTCCGAATCGCTCGCTAGCCGTCATGGCCGAGCGCAAGCGGACGGCATCCCGGGCATCGGACAGCGATCCGTCAGGCCGGCCTGCGGATCTCTCCGAGCCTGACACCGAATCCACTACCGGCGCGCCGGCGGCCGAGCCTGAGCCGGTAGGGGGCAAGGCCTCGGCCAATGCTAAGCAGCGCGAGATCGAGCGACGGATCGCCGAGGCCAACCGGTGATGTCACATCGTTCGTCGTCGTCCGTTGCAGATTCGGGACACCTGTGCCTGGCTGACGTCGAATCGTTCGGCCAACGCTGTGAGCTTCCAGCCTTCCGCTCGCAGTGCTCGCATGTGGGCCGCGTCGGTGTTGCTGAGCTTCGCCCGAGGATTCGCCTCGCCTCGGCGTGTTCGCGCACTTGCAGCCATGTACGCCTGGTTCTCGGCCATCGTTCCTGCCCGAAGATGCCAAGGATTGCAGCACGACGGGTTGTTGCAGAGATGCATGACGACGGTCCATCGGTCGAGTTCGACGTCATGGGTGAGTTCATAGGCGGCGCGAGAAGCAATCGCTGTCCCGCCATCCCTGTTTGTGATCACTCCATACCCAGAGGCGTTCTTGGCTCCGGTCCATGGCCAGCAGGTATTCGGGCCACCAGTTCGATCGGTGTAGGCGGCCAGTCTCTCCGCACGGGTTGCACCGTCAAGACGTCGTCGGGCGTCCTCGAAGGTTCCGAGTCGGCGCCATCGCTGATAGTGCATGCGACACAGACCGAGGCTCGTTCGGGATTTCTCGCAGTTCTTGATGACACATACGTTCATATTCGTGAGCATACCTCACGCCGCTTAGGGAGTGTCTCACTATCTCGCATTGGCTGACAAATCGGGGGAAACTCCTGCTCTGCCAGGGGCAATGGGACGACGCCGCCGCGACCGCGATCAAGATCGAGCTGCTGCAGGGGGCCTCGATCCCCGTGGCGATCGACACCGAGGCGGAGGTCCAGGATCTCAACACCTTCGGTGAGTTGGTGGCGCTGTCCGGCGTGGCCCGACCGACCGGCGGTTGGTACGTCCGCAAAGACCTGACCCGTTCGGGCACGGCCGAGGATGACACCAACAACCGCGCCAACCTGGACGCGGCGAACGTCGTCTGGACGGCCGCCACGAGCGGCGAGACGATTTACGGCGCGTTCTGGGGCGACTGCACGACCGACACGAACGACACGACCCGCCAGCTCATGGGCGTGATCCTGTTCGCTACGCCGGTGCCGACTAACGGCTCTGATCTGACGCTCACCATCACTGACTTGGTGCGCGGCGTCTAAGCGAGGCCGACCGTGGCGATCGGCTTTCGGGCGATCACGCAGATCGCCTCGGGCGGTGCGACCGATCCGACATCGGCACCGGCGTTGCCGACCGGCACGCTGGCCGGTGACATGGTCGTGTACGGGGTCATCGTCAAGTACGCGTCGACCACCATCGCCACCAACCCACCGACCGACTGGCAGGACCCGGCCAACAATGAGGCCAACAACACCGGGCTAACCGACTCGGGTAACGACGCCGGGAACATCCGGGCGGCCCTGTTCTTCCGTGAGTACGACGGCGTCTGGACGATGCCGACGATCGATCTGTCGGGTCTCCCGAACATCACGATGGTCGGCGCCGCCTCCTACTCGAAGGCCGCCGGCGAAACCTGGGATACGCCGGTCTGCGCCACCGCCGTAGACGACACCATCGGTTCTACCGGGATCGACCCGGCGGCGTCGGCCACGACGATCGATTTCGTTTCCGGGGACTGGCTCGGGGCGTTCGCCGCGATCAACGGCGACGTCGGTACGCCGACGGTGCCGATGACCGTGACCGTGGCCGGGATCACGTTCGGGGCCGCCACCACCCGGTGGAACGGTACAACTTCTGGCGGCACCGACCTACGCGGTCACAGCATCGACCAGACCTACACGTCAGGGACGGCGAGCGCCGGCCCGGATGGCAACTTCGTGCTTACCACCGGTGCGGCCACCGGTGCCGGCGTGATGATCTTCTATCGTCTCCGGGTGACGACGGCCGCAGCGGCAGGGCGTCCAAAGCAACGGCGGCAACCACGACAGAGGCCAAGACGAGCGCGCAGAGCGATCTACGCATGAACGAAGGGCAAGGCAAATGGCATTGATTCCACCTGAGCGGGTTCAGTGCGTATATCAAGACGGGCAGTGCGGAAGGACCGCTCTGTATGCGGTGAAGAACGCTGATGCTGCCGACACGGTTGATGTTGCTACCCATTTCAGCATCGTCAAGCGAGGCGGCATCGTCAGCGATATTGGGACAACCATCGGTGCGGGTGACGATCGCCGGTACAGTGCTCACCATTCCGACCAGTCCGTCTGACGACGCGCTCTGGCTCTTGGTCGTAGGAGTGTCCAGCTAATGGGAACCCTCTATATGGCGATTCCCCGAGACACGGCGGCGCCGTTCGATCTGCTCACGGTGGCCACTACAACTGCGCTGAAAAGTGTTCTCCAGGTTGCTCCCGCGGGTACGGATATCCGAATCCACGGATGGGGGATCAGCTTCGCTGGCGTGGCAGCCGCTGATCCTCCGGGTGAGGCTTCACTAGTGGATTGCGCGGTGGCCAGCACTGCGGGCACCAGTCTCACGCCGGAGGAGTGGGAGGGTACGGACGGGCAAGCTTCGCTGGCGGTTGGTGGCACCGCGCTGAC